AAGGTACTCGTGCTACTGGTAATTTCGATGCAACTGTAGAGGGCTTTAGGTACACCAAGGCTCAGATGAGTGATGCTGCCTGGAAGATCTACAATGATATCATTGGTACTGATAAGGTATCAGATCTTAAGAACCTATTTCTTGATAATAGAGACGTTAAGAACTTACTTGATGGTCGCTCTATCAAGTATGTTAATGATGTTCAAGCAGAAGCTATTGGCTTTGCTATGCGTGAGTTGACTGATAAGTACATCGGTCAAGTTGTAACTGAAACATCAGCTCGTGCTATGGATACCGTAGGACGTGAAGTAGCGGACATTGCTGAAGGCTATAAGGCATTCCCTGAGACTGCTGACCTTAGTCGTGTTACTGAGATGCTTGGTGATCGTCTTGCCTTCCTTATGGAAGAGTATGCCCTCAACAAGTACATCGCAGGTTGGGCACTTAAGAACCAAGATCGTTGGCAGAAGTTCCTTAAGGAATCACCGGATAAGGAGTCTGCTATTAGGCAGATCACAGAACAGTTTGACCTTAAGGTACAAGAGAAGAACCTTCAGGCACAAGGCTATCGGGATATGATCCGTACTATTGCTCGTGATCGTCCTGATGCTGCTCAACCTTTGATTGATGCGTTTGCATTATCTAAAGGTGATGTGGACTCCCTTGATAAGCTGATGAAGTGGAGTGCTAAGCAACTTAGCCCCATGGGTCTTCTTAAAAGTGGTGATGAAGGTCTTAATGCTTTTGCACAAGGCGTGTGGTCAGTACGTTACAATAACATGTTGTCTGGTATTTCAGCTCTTAAGGCTATTACTGGTAACACTGTTGCACTTACCCTCCGCACCAATAATGCCTTCCTTGGCACTGGTATTGGAGCATTGATGGGTAAAAATACGGTTGATGATCTCCGTAAGGCTACCCATGTTTATGGTGCATTTTGGCAAGTTAACAAGAGGGCACTTGCTGATTCCTGGGATACCTTTAAACGTACCTGGAATAATGGTAAGTGGGGTAATGATGCTACTACTGACTTCCGTGAATTAGCACGTGAGGACCTTGTTACTGACTATAACCCTAACCTGTGGGACACCTTAGCTGATATGGAACAGGTGTGGGAAAAAGATGGTAACTGGGGTCGCCTCTTCCAATACAGGTCTGCTAGGTTCTTGTATGACCTTGGTAACTGGCGTTGGCTTAAGTACGGTACTAATGCAATGATTAGTGCTGATGCCTATGTGCAGACTACTGTTGCTTCTCAACTTGCTCGTGCTAGGGCTTGGGATGAGGTTTATGGTATTGGCTATAAGGGAGCTGAACTTGCTCAACAGCTAGCTAAGGCTGAGAAGATTGCTTATGATGAGTCTTTTGATGCTCTAGGTAATCTTACGGATGCTGCTGCTAAGAATGCTGCTGGAGAGATTTCCCTTAATTTGGATGATGAGACTGCTACATGGTTGAGCCGTGGTATCAATAAACTGCCTATCTTGAAGCCGTTCTTCATGTTCCCCAAGACAGGTGTTAATGGTGTTAAGTCTGCTATGTCTTACACACCTATTGCTACCATTCCTGGTATGAATAGGTACTCTAAAGTACTGTGGGCTGGTGATGACATTGACAAGATCAAAGATGCTCTCATGGAGCACGGCATTGCATATGATGGTGTACCAAACGGTATGGCTATCTTTAAGGGTCTTGAAGCTGAATATCGTGGCCGTGTAGCCTTTGGTGCTCTTCTGTCTACCTCTATGCTTGGTTATGCTCTTGGTGGCAATATCCGTGGCAATGGTCCTGTTAATGCTGGTGAGCGTAAGAAGCTTCGTGATAACTTTGGGTGGCAACCTAAAACAATCAATGTTGCAGGTAAGTGGGTCAGCTATGCTGGCTACGAACCACTTGACACTATCCTTACTCTTGTTGGTGACCTAGCTTATTACTCACGTGATATTGGTTCTACTCTTACCGAGTCATTTGTTGATAAGTTATCGTGGACTCTTTCTGCTACCTTTGTTAATAAGTCTTGGGTGGCTGGCCTTGAGCCTGTTGTTGCTGTTGCCAATGGTGATGAAACAGCTATTACAAGGTTCTTGGCTAATGAAGTACGAGCCGCTATTCCTATGTCAGGTGCCCTTGGTGTTGTCTCCAACGCTATCACAAGCTCCCAAAAGGACATTTACAATGATCTCATTGGATACGTAACTAATAAGGTTCCTGGATTCTCTAGCCAACTACCAGACCAAATTGATATCTACACAGGCAAGCCGCTTAATGACATTGATAACCCTGTGCTCCGTTCACTTAATGCTGTTAACCCAGTTAAGATCAGTGAGGGTACTGAACCATGGAGGCAGTGGCTGATTGATAGTGGCTGGGATGGTATCCAAATGATTCGCAAGGACTCATCTGGTAACCACGAATACACCCCACAGGAACGCGAAGTACTGTATAAGTACATTGGTGAACAGCAACTGTGGAAGGAGTTTGATAAGCTCAGCAAGAACAAGAAGTACAACGATCAGCTGGATCGTATTCGTGCAATGCGAGTACAAGGTCGTCCATCTGAAGAGATACAGGCAGCTCAAAGTGAAGTCTATTCTGTGATGAATGACATCATGTCTCAAGCCCAGAAGGCAGCTGAGTTGCGTATGCAGCAGGATAATGAACCTATGTGGCGCTCTATCCAAGAATCACTCACCAATAAAACCCTCATGAAGCAAGGTCGTATTGATGATGCTGCACGAGCTGCTGATCGTCGTAAGGCAGAGATTGAACGACTTACTCAAATGTATCGCTAACCTAAGAGATGGCAACTACACAGAATACATTCACTGGTGATGGGTCTAACTTAGGCCCATTTTCTTTTACTTTTAAATGGCTTGAATCGACTGACATTAAGGTTACTGTAGCTGGTGTCTTGAAGACAGCCGGTACACACTATAACCTACAGAGCCTTAACTACGCCACTAAAACTGGTGGACAGGTATTGTTCACTGCTGGTAATACCCCAGCTAATGGTGCTGCTATTGTTGTGTATCGTCAGACTGATGATACTGATCTAGCAGCTACCTTCTATTCTGGCTCAGCTATTAGAGCACAGGACCTTAATAACAACTTTATTCAAGGTCTTTATGTAACTCAAGAGTCTAGCAATAATGCGGCTAGTGCTACATCAACAGCTAACAGTGCATTAACTGCTTCGGCTAGTGCTACAGCAACAGCTAATGCTGCAACTAGTACTGCTAATAGTGCAGTTAGCACAGCCAATAGTGCAGTAAGTACAGCTAACAGTGCAGTAAGTACAGCTAACAGTGCCGTGAGTACAGCTAATGCTGCTTCTGCTTCTGCAGCAAGTGCTGTTGCCACAGCCAATACGGCCAATACTAACGCTACAGCTGCACTTAACGCTGCTGCTGAGGCTCTTGCTTATGTTATTGTAGCTAACGTAGCTGCTATTCCTGCTTCACCAGTCAATGGAGATGCAGTGCGTGTTACTGATTCCACAGGTATTCAAAGCTTTACACCACTTAGCGGCCTTCCTGTAGGCTTTACAGGGGATAGTGGACTTACTGTTGAGATCTACTATAGTAGCTCTACTTCTACTTGGGTGTGGGTGCGTTATTATGCAACTGATTCCGATAGTCGGTACCTTAAGACTACTGGTGGCACACTTACTGGCCAACTAAAGGCTGATGATAGCACCTCTACTGCACTACCTGTTTACTCCTTTGATGGTGATGTAAACACTGGTCTTGCACACCCTGGTGCTGATGAACTAGCACTTGTTACTGGCGGTACTGTGCGTCTCACTGTGGATCCATCAGGTGCTGTTAATGTACCAGTGTCTTTGTCAGTTGGTGCTAATGCCGTACTGGATGCAGGTGATATTGGTGTAAGTGTACAAGCTTATAATGCTAATATACTTACCTCTAGTGCCATTGGTAGTACTGTTCAAGCTTATGACGCTGACACGGCCAAGACCGACGTTGCACAGACCTTCACTGCTGCTCAACGCGGTGCCTATGTGACGCTCACCGATGCAGCAACCATTGCCACGGACCTGAGCCTTGGTAACCAGTTCCAGGTCACCCTCGGTGGCAACCGCACCCTTGGTGCCCCGACGAATGTTGTCGCTGGTCAGAGCGGTGTGATCCGTGTGGTCCAAGACGGTTCGGGAGGCAGGACACTCGCCTACAACAGTGTCTTCAAGTTCCCTGGGGGCACGGCACCAACGCTCACCACAACGGCCAATGCTGTGGATCTACTGGCCTACCACTGCGAGACAACGACTCGCATTGCGGTCCGCTTCATTGGTGACGTGAAATGAGCGCCTTGAACAACAGCCTCTTGTTGGGGCAGGAAGGTGGCGGTGGGTACGCCATCTCACGTTCGCTGAGATTCAACAGTAGTGACAGTGCCTACTTGTCCAGAACCCCCGCATCAGCCGGCAACCGCAAGACGTGGACCTGGGCGGGGTGGGTGAAGAGGAGTGCGCTGGGCAGTGCTCAGACTATTTTCGCTGCTGTTCAAGATGGCAATAATGGCACCGTACTGCAGTTTACTGCGGCAAATGAGATTCAGTTCTTCAACTATGTAGGAGGCGCATATGCTGGACGCAGAGTCACGACTGCTGTCTACCGAGACCCCTCAGCTTGGTATCACATTGTTCTTGCTTGGGACAGCGCAAACGGTACAACTGCTAATCGAGTCAGGCTCTACGTCAACGGGGTAGAGGTAACGGTCTTCGGCACAACTGGCGACCCAAGCTCTTCAGATTCTATTCTTAACTCAACAAACGCTCATTACATTGGCGCAGACGTTGGGTTTAATAATCAGTACAG